GCCTATTGTTGCTGAATACGTAGTTCCAGCCAAGCCCGTGTCTGTACCTGGCACAAAACTATTTCCATCAAACTTAAGAACTTGATTTGTTGTGGCTCCAGTTGGATCAATCGTAATTCCATTGACGTTTAATGTATTTGCAACAACATTACCGACATTAACGGTAGCGGGAAGAGAAAGGGTATATACACCGCTAGTTGCATTTGCAGTTACTGAGACCTGGTTAGCGGTACCAACCACGTTTGAAATAAGATTGAGACCGAATGACAGCATTGGCGGTACTGTTCTTGTAGAACAATTTACCATCGGCCACGTTAATGGCCAATTCGCCTAGCATTAACGATTCTGGTGCGTTATTTGATTCGTCTGACCTTTTGAGCAGCAGTGTGTTATTAACTGCAAAAACTGAACCGTTAAATGACATTTTGTGACCTCTTTTTTTTAAAAACCTTCCCAGATAATAGTAAGTTATTAATTTTTTGTATTAACACCGTTTTGATAATTAATTATATCAAATTCCTATAGTCTATGCCCATAGCTTTTATATATTCTTCATACGATTCTTTATCTTTGGCGGCAAACGGACCAAATTCTTCACCTTTTAAAATTTTCTTAAAAAAGTTTGAATAATAAACGAACATTCCATTGCTGTGATGCGTATTTTGATAATTTTTCCAGTCTCTTTTATTAGTATTTGCTAAATACTCTGGAGTTTTATTTAATGTATAAAGAACATTTTTTTTTATTGCAAAAATTCTGTATCCATTAGTATACGCTCTCAAAGGAAATGTGTGTTCTTCTCCAAAAAATATAACTCTAGGATCTGGAAGGATATCTTCTACAAACGATCTTGAAGAAAACATCATATGCCCAGAAGCAAAAAAATGTTCTTTGTATTCTATGTCATCCCAATTATTATAGTCCTCGGGCATATTCTTCTCATTGGTGTGATATTCTGATTTTGGATATTGTAGAGTATGTAATAGATCTGATTTTAACGAATCAGGATCAGGATATCCAATTTCAAAAAAGGTAAGGTCATTATCTCCTTGTTTTGTATAAAAAGGTGTTCTTTGAGTTATCAAAATTTTGCTGTATCCGTCAACTCTAATTTTATGCCAATTTTTTTTGAGAATAAAATCCCAATCTTTGAAAAATCTACTATGACCGATCTATCCTAAAAAAGAAATCTTCGTCTCTAATTAACCATGAGGAAAGCAAAAATGCCATTCCTAGACCAATCATAAATTTTGATTTTAATTCAATTGTTCTTACGTTTTTAAATTGACTAAAATCTTCAAATGGATCATCATCTAATCTTTGATTACAAATACCGATAAATACCTTATCTGGATTTTTTGCTTTTTTAAAACAATCTACCACGGTCTCTAGCAATTCAGACTCATGAAGTGCTGGTAATGAAATAAAAATACTTTGATTGTTTATAAACTCTTCTTGATCTTTTTGATCACTCATAAGATCTAGATCTTTATTGGTTTTTTTTATATTTTTTTCTTTATATTTTTTCCATGCAGACATATTATTTTTTATAGTCTATTTTCATAGCTTTTATATATTCTTCAGCCGATGTCATTGATTAGCTCTGTTGAGTGAACTTTCCGTTTGTGTACAAGTCACCTATTTTTGCTTGGTCTGGTTCAATCGGAACAATCGTTGGGTTTGAAGAAAGTACCGCAACTTTGCGTTCGTTCAATACTGAAACTACTTCAATGTTTGCGACTTCGCCATCACAAACAAAAGCATACCATTTGTATTGTGTCGTGTCTTTTATGTTTGCGGGTATTTGATTTGATATATTGCTCATATTACTCCTTTATTTAAGTATATCATACTTAACAGACTGGGTCGCCCTCTAGGCAGCCAAAGAACAGACCATACGTGCAACAACCGTTGGTTGAAGTGTATGCTTCCCAAAGACCCATTTGTCTTCCGCAAACAGCGGAAATGCACTGTTCATATTGATATTGGAACACCCAGTTTCCAGGATTGCCAACTGGGTCGCCCAACGAACCACAGTTGAATCCTGCACATGGGTTTGCTGGGAATGACGGCGGGAAGAACGGCGGGAAGAACGGCGGGAAGAACGGCGGGAAGAACGGCGGGAAGAACGGCGGGAAATAAGGCGGGAAGAAAGGCGGGAAGAACGGTGGAAAGAACGGCGGAAAGAACGGTGGGAAAAACGGTGGGAAATAAGGCGGGAAGAACGGCGGGAAGAACGGTGGAAAGAACGGCGGAAAGAACGGTGGGAAAAATGGTGGGAAATAAGGCGGGAAATATGGTGGGAAGAACGGACTATAAGCAGTATAATCAATTGCACTTCCCAATGGTCTTAAGGAAGAAGTAATATCTTCTTTAACTGTATTTTCTCTTGATGAATCATCCGTTGATTCATTGGTTACAGTTCCAACTTTAAATCCTGCACTAGTGATAATCGTATTTGCCGTGTTTGTCGCAGTGCCTGTTGAAACAAGCGGATTTTCCGACTTTGCAACACCAGACGCTACACCGTCTTTTTATTGTCATATTAAGCCGCCAAATCACCCACGATTAACCATTCGTTTGTTGCAAGTTTGGTCAGTGTTGCGGTTGAGTATTGGGCACGAAGTTTTAATCCAGGAGTTGCCCTTAAGCTGACTCCTTCTTGCGAATTGAATGTTAGAGAACCCGTTCCATATCTTGTTACATCTATTCTATCACCAGTCATGAAAGCAGTGTTTGCTTCTGAGGGAACAGTTACAGTCATAGAAGAAGAATTATTCATTATAATTAACTTTGAAAGGTCTGAAAGTAGCAATGTGTGGGTTGCATTGGTTATCGTTAAAATTTCAGATCTAAATGCTGATCTTGCTGGACCTTCTTGCAACATTGTGGGAGTGACAGAATTTGCCACCACTTGATCAGCCATTGTGGCTGTGGCAGCCTTGCCAATATAATTTGTTGAAGATAAAATTTCTATTCCATTTATTTTAATTACTTTGTCAAGTGCAAGATTTATATTTTCAGAAGACGACCAAGAGCTAATTGAATTTACCCATGTAAACGTTTTGTTTGCTGAACCATCTGGAACCACAATTCCAGAACCGTCTGCTGTTGTATTACTTGGTGTCAAAGAAGTTCCAAGTTCTATAGTTTTATCCTCTACAACCAATGTTTCTGCGTTAAGTGTTACGGTATCTCCATTAACAACTAAATTTCCAGAAACAATCAAGTCATTTGTTGTTAGTAAGCCCGTAAAAGTGGGTGAAGCCAACGGAGCCTTCAAATCAAGAGCCGCTTGTGTAGCCGTTGAAATCGGTTTATTGGCGTCAGAAGTGTTGTTAACGCTGCCCAAACCAACCATTGACTTGGTGACACCAGAAACTGTTCCAGTAAAAGTTGGTGAATCAATTGGTGCTATGACTGCGGTATTCACTGCAACAATCGGCGTTGTGCCTTCTCCAAAGATGCCGATTTCTTCGTTGTTGGTCAGAGTTATGCCAGTACCAGCAGCAAGACTTTGAACATATGAACCTTTTGTGTTTTCTCCAAGCTGGATTGTTTTATTGATCCAATTTGTACCATCAAAAATCAAAGCTTGACCATCTGTTATTGGAGTAGAAAGAATTACGTCGGAATGTTCATCAATTGAACCCAAAGAACCAGGAGTTGTTGTAGCGTCTGTCCCAGGAGCAAATCTTATGCCATTAAATTTTAAAACTTGACCGTTGAACAGCTCCAGTTGTGTCAACTTCTATTTCATCAATAATTAAAGTTGGTATTGTAGCGGTACCTGTAAAAGTGGGTGAATCCAACGGAGCCTTCAAATCAAGATCCGCTTGTGTGGCTTTCAAATCAAGGGCTGCTTGTGTGGCCGTTGAAATCGGTTTGTTTGCGTCAGAAGTGTTGTCTACGTTGCCCAAACCAACCATTGATTTGGTAACTCCAGAAACCGTACCTGTAAAAGTTGGTGAATCAATTGGTGCTTTTGACAATAGTTGATTGTTTACATAAGTTGTTGCGTTATTATAAGCTGTTGTTGCCTTAGTTGTTGCATCTGTTGCTGCATTTGATTCTGCTGTTGCAGCTGCGCCGTAGGCATCGTAGGTGTTTGTTGTAACAGCTATGATTGGTTGAGACTGTTCTCCAGTTCCACTGGTGATTGTTATCCCAGTTCCTGCCGTCAAATTGGCTACATAATCCCCAGAAGTATCCGTCCCCAAGGTCACTGCATTGGCTACTATGTTTGCAGTAAGAGTTACATTACTTCCGCCATCTATAGTTACATTTCCATCAAGATCTCCAGCAAGAGTTATTTTTCTTGGGTTGGTCCAGCCAGCCGATGTTCCACTGATGTTGACTGCCGCTGTTGATGGAAGGCTTATTATTATATTGTCAGTGTTAGATGTTACATTTATTTCGTTTAGAGTTCCAGTTATGCTGTTTACAAAAGTCGGTTTTCCAGTAACATTTTCCCAAGATATGTTTGCATCTATCTCGCCTAACGATCCAGAAAAAACTTCTGAAGTATTGGTTGCATCAGGTATGAACGTAAATTTTCCTGTTGAATCATCAAATCCAAAATAACCCACTTTAGACGAAGTGCCATTATGCCATCTAAATTCTATTCCACGATCTTTGTTGTCGTCAGTTAGAGGGGCTGTATTCCCACCAAGAGTAATTATTGGATCTTTTAAAATAGTAACATTTGATTCAATAGTGGTTGTATTTCCAAGAATTGCTAAACTGTCATCGGTAGTAATCAAACTGTCTGATTGCTGAATCAAGTTAAGCGAAGAGTTTACAAGATTTCCATCACCATCCATGTAATAAAAAATTCTATTAACTGGATCAATAGCTATTTGACCTTCATTTAGTATAGGTAAAGCCACTGCAAAACCTTTCTTTATCTAAGATTAAAATATACCGCCATCTATAGTGACTCCATCAAAAGTGGTTAAATTAGTTATTGATCCACCAGTTATGGCTACACTAGATGCATTTTGAACCGCAATAGTACCAAGGCCAAGAGTAGTTCTTGCGGAAGATGCATCTATGTCATCTATCAAACTTCTACCAAAAGCAGTTAGCGTTGTAAGAGCTGCAGTATTTACTCCAGTAAAATACGGTAACTTATCTGCAGCAGAAGTTAGACCGGCAATTGCAGCGAGTTCTTCATCATAGGCCTGTACATCAGTACCTATTGCCAATCCAAGATTTGCCCTAGCTCCAGATGCATTAGTTGCACCAGTTCCACCATAGGAAATGGCTATAGTTCCAGCGTTCCAAATTCCTGTTGTGACAGTTCCCAAAGATGTCAGCGATGAATTAACTATTCCTGATCCAAGTGTAGTATTAGAAAGTACCACTGTTCCATTGACCATATAGGCCTTGTCAGAAGCAAGATCTAGATATTCTGAAGATGTCCATGAATTGGTAGCGTTGACCCAATTGAATGTTTTGTCGGTTGTTCCCTTAACAGTTAAACCTGCTCCGTCTGCTGTTGCATCAGATGGAGAAGCAGTACTAGCTAATTCTATGTTTTTATCATCAACTGTAACTGTGGTTGAATTTATTGAAGTTAAGGTTCCATTGACAGTAAGGTTTCCGCCTACAATTAGATTTTCTGAAATACTTACATTGCTAGCAAGACCAACTGTCACAGAGCCATTTGCTGAGGATACAACAATTTCTCCTGCTGTACCAGAAAGAGATGTTACTCCAAGATTGGTTATTGCAAGTTTTGAATTTGCGTCATCATAATCAACAGAAACACCAGAGTGTGTTGCATTCGTAAACAAAACTGCAGCTGCATCTTGCGACTCTTCAGTAAAATAATTTACTTGCGCAGCGCTAATTGCTATTGTTTGATTTGTTACCGAAGTTAAACGACCTTGAGCATCTACAACAAAGGTTGGGACGGTTGTATTTGAACCATAATCTCCAGCAGATACTGTTGTATCATCAAGATTTATCGTTACTGTATCTCCAGCAATTGATGTTGAGACAACATTGCCACCAGAAATAGTCAAAGTGTCAGAACCAGAAGTGATGGTGGAGGTTCCTGAATCAGAAGATATCTGAAATGAAGTTGCAACTGCGTTAATACTTGCATTTACGTTTGCTATTAATTCATCTACATAAAGTTTTGTAGTTGCATGAGCATTTGCGCTTGGAGCTGAAACTGCAATAACTCCAGAAAATGTTTTATTGCCAGTAATCGTTTGGCTTGTGCTTAGTGTTGTAAAGGCGCCGGGTCCAGCTATTGCTTCTACTGTTGTTGCAGATCCACCTTCGCCACTTGAACCCTTACCATAATAAAGCGTATTGTCAACTTCGTTAAAAGCTAGTTCAGCGTTCTCTAAACTTGAAGGGGCGCCAGGTGCGCCAGAAGATCTTCTTCTTATTCTAATTGTATTAGCCATTTTTAAAAGTTTCCTCCGTCAACTAGGTTTTCTTCTGCATAATTTGCCCATGCAGAACCGTTATATCGCAAAACTTGACCAGTTGTAACAGAATTTATAGTAACATCAGTCAAACCATTTAATACAGATATATTTGAAACATTAGACTCTATGCTTGCAATTCTGTCTTTTACTGTCAAATGTCCACCTGCTGGATTTAAACCAATTACAGTTTGAATGGCCTCAACTGCATCGTTTAAATCTGAGTGCTGCTGATGATGGGGTACTGTTACAGAATCAAGCCTGTCATTTACGTTTGGATTAACAAAATTATCTAGTGCGACTGGATATTGTATCGGCATTTTAAATCCTTACAGTGATAATATTTTATTAACTGTGTTGCTCCAAAATATAGTAATTGGAATACTGGAATTACTACCTTCAAACGGTAAACCGTCGGAGTCATCAATATACATAATAAGTCTTGAATTAGAATTTGAGGAGCCAACTTGATATATGACCATTGCATTAAATATTGAACCGTCATGATCTATTGGAATATCGTCTGCATCAAATATTCCATTTGTGTTGGTTACATTTGATAAATTGTTTGATATTCCTTTAATTGCACTAGGTGGAATATCTGAGACATATTGATCAGTTGAAAAATTTACGGTATAAAAATTTTTGTCTAATAACAATATTTTATAATTTGATGATGACGTATTTATTTCGCCATTTAAAAGAGACTGTTTGGCTTTTGTATATACTGCATTTGCCATTTATACTCCAACATTTTTTGAAACAATAATCCTATATTTATATCCGCTTTCAAAATACTCTTTATCTTCAATATTGTAGGATGGTGTAGCGTCATTTAAGGATGGAAAGTCTATATAAACTTCTGGTTTC